TCTAACGGGTTAGTAAACTTTACTAACGTTGTTACTCCTACTCAGGGCCAAACTTTTTTGGTTCCGAATTTTGCTCCCATAACCTATCAGGATTATAATCCTAATGGTACTGGTGGTACATATAATACAGGTAACGCCCTTGTACAAAACCCTGCATTGGGTCAAGGTACAATTACAGCAACTCCAGCAGTTGCACAAACCGCGTTTGACATATTTTTCGGGTGGACGACATCATTCACACTAGCCGCAACGCTAGGTGCTGAACTTGGTGAGAGTTTCGCTGAAAAAGTTGACCAACGTGTTACACTAGCTTTCCAAAGCTTCAAAGTAAGTCCTGGTAATACTTACTACGCAACTAGCGCAGACGGTTTTACACGTGTCTTAGAATTAGGTGCTATGGAACTTGCAGAGTCTGGTACTAACGTAACAGTAGCCGCAGGTGGAACAACTGGCTTCAGTGCCGCAAGTGTACTTGACTTAGTTCGCTTAGTTAAGCAGAACTTTAAAGTTGCTCGTATGCCTGGAACACCAGTTATCGTTTTAGATAGCAATGGTGATGCAGAAGGTTCAGTAGCTGGTCAAACAGGTTCTAGTTTGAATCGTTTACTTGCTGAGTTAACTGGTGGTGCAGTATCACAATCTGGTGGTAGTAACCTATCTGCTCTTGGTAACGAATTGCTAGCAACAGGTAAGATTGAGTCAGTATATGGATGTATGATTGTTTTCACTACATTCTTGACTACAGCTTCACGCACATTCCTAGGATCTGGTCCTTTCTCAGTATTGGTCGGTGGTTACATGGGCGACAGCGCAATCTTTACAGTAATGAAAGAAGGCTTGCAACTTAAGACTGGTGAAGTACCAGGTGGCTTGCAAATTTGGTTAACTGGCGTGGGCTATTTTGGTAGTGGCGTTGGTGACTTACGTAGAGGCGGTGCTATTAACATCCAGCAGTAATTTGAATTAAGTCTAGGAATAATATAATATGTCAGTACCATATCAACGAATATCAAATGCAACAGTAGAGGACATACAGTTCTACGATCCGGCAGCGGAGCGTAGAGCGGCGGCTCTCAATGTTGATTGGGCTCCATACTTTAAAGTCGGTTCACAAGAGTGGCTTTATAAGTTAGAGTTCGGCTGGTGGCAGAAATACTGCGACACCGTTCTTGGTGCTTACTATTATTCTAATCTGCCCAACGGTCAATTGATCTCAAGTTTCAATCCTAGTTTGCTCATTAAAAGTGACCAAACATTAATTCGTTTAGATACATTCGGTGCAATACTAGTTTTCTATGAAAGTCTAGTAACCGATGTGTCTAACATGAATGAGGTTGATGTTCAAAATTATGAATTCGCTAAAAAGCGATGTGAAGATGAATGGACAAAAGCGTTGCAACTTATGAACTTCTATGATTTATACATGGATAGTCCACAGGGTCCAACGACAAAACTTGAAGAAAATTGGACAGCGGATGTTGATTATTTCAACGGAGATAGGAGATATTTCTAATGGCTGAAGTAAATTACTCGGTATTGAACGAACCAACTGTTACTGAAACACAAATCAGTGCAGTGTTGCGCCGTGATATACCTAAAGCATGGAACATACCAATATACAGTGACTTTCCTAGTGATAGTGAAGTTGTTCGTTATGGTATCTATGTGAGTGATGTACACACAGTTTCAAGAAATCCTCATCAATTAGCAATACAATATTGTGGTGCTATCTATCACGCATACGATGAATTTGGTGTAACTTATATTAGTTACCAAGATGATCCATACAATACAGCAGTCAATGCTATTATTGGAAATTTAGTTACCGCTGTCAAAGATGATGGCGTTCAATTAATGGATGGATACTTTGAAAGAGATTTTGACCAAGTTCGTACATATGGACCAACACAAGCAGAGAAGCATACCTGGACATTCAGAATGCTACGAATGGAATTTAATACATAAAGCCTAACACAAGGAGAAATCAAATGGCAAGAATCACAGTAAACACAACAGGCACAAATCCTATACTTATTTTAAGTACAGATTTAGCCAATGTATCTGCTGCCAATCTCGCAAATGGAAATATCAGTCTAGCTAATAGTTTATCTGTAACTTGTTTACAAGATATAACTGTTACATCTAGTACTGGTATCTATTCATATACCGACTTTTGCAGTATCGACACAAATAAAATCACTACACCAGCAGATAACGAAATTTCAACGAATTTAGTTATTGATCCGACAGTATACTTCGGCACTGGTGGCAACACAGCAGTAGGATACGGCGTATCTAGTTTGAGCCAAAACAAAGTTGAAGTACAATTCAAACTTGTTTGGAACAACAGTGACGCTAACGGTAATGTTGCAAACTCATACTTCACTACAGGAGTTGGTTACATATCGTCACTAGCACCTACAGTAAGTCCTGAAGCACCAGTCTGGGTAACACCTATGACTATTGCTGTTGACGGAACAATGTATACTGCTGAACAGTAAATTGTGATAGCATGAATAAAGAGGGAACTTTATGTTCCCTTTTTTATTATTTTAGAAAGATAACAAATGAATAACAATGACGATGTGTGGTTAAAGACCACAGAACAGAAGTTACGCAGTTTAATTGCAGATGAAGCTAAAGCAATGCCCATGCTTGACGCAATGCAAGCAACAATCAAGCAATTAAAAGCAAAACAAGCGTTTAGACTAGCACTACTTAATCAGTTACTAGAAGAAGCACTTGACAAAGAATAAATACAATGTAATAATTTAAAGGTAAAACAAATGAACATATCAGAATTTAAAATCAAACCAAAACTCATTGAAATAACAATTGATGACAAAGACATCATAGAACAATATGGTGACACTATCAAGTTTCACATGTACGATCATTTGGATTTGACAACATACTTCAAGTTCTTTAGAGCACAGAGCGAAGGCAACACAGACGAACTACTTAAGATTGTAAAAACAATCGTGCTTGATGAAAAAGGCAAACCAGTAATGAATAACGAATACGAATTGCCTGTAGACATTTTCACTAACGCAGTAGTTAAAATTACTGAACATTTGGGAAAGTCAGAAACCAAGAACTCAACCCCAACGGAGACTGGAACACAGCAATGATGCTAAACATTGGAGTCATTGCAAAAACGTATGGTATGTTGCCTAGTCAAGTAGTTGATAACGCAACAACATATGATTTAATGATTTCCGATGTGATGAGTTCTTGGGAAGAGTATCAATACAATAAAGCAATGGGGAAAAGCACTGTGCCTGATTATACTACAAAAGAATTATTAGACATGATGCACAAAGGTAAGACAGATGAATAAAATCGTTAGTAAATTAAATTCTATTAAAAGTCTATTGAATGAGAATGCAATAGCGGCAGAGGGCGCAAAGTATATGCAATCAATCACTCCTTTTAAGAGTGGCAATGCTAAACGCCATACTGTAGCCAATGGAAATTTAATTGAAGCTAATTACCCCTATGCTAAACGATTAGACGAAGGTTGGAGTAAACAAAATCAGATTGGTTTGATTGATCCTACAATGAAGCATATGGAAGAATACATAAGAAAAGGCGCAAACTAAATGGCTACTACAATTTCAGACTTTCTATTACGAGTTAAAGTCACTGGTCAAAGTGCAATTGACAGTTTAACCAAATCAACAAACGATGCTGATAAAAGCTTAAACAAAGCGTCAAGTAGTGCCGACAAATTTGGCAAGACTGTGAAAGACCTAGGCGGAGTCGTATCTGGTTCAATGGGCAGTGGTATCAGTCAAGTTGATGGCATGGCTAGTGCATTAGGTAATCTAGGTAAAATGGGTGCAGGCATTGGCTTGATTGCGGCCGCATTTGTTGGATTAGGTATGAGGGCAATTAATGCGGCAGACCAAATATCTGACTTAAGCGATGCCACAGGTATCAGCGCAGGTAGATTATTAAACTTTAAACAAAGTATTGTTGAAGCTGGTGGTAAGAGTGAAGATTTTGAAAAGATATCTGCTAAACTTAATCAAACGTTGGGAGATGCAGTTAATGGCAATGAGAAAGTTCGCAAATCATTTAGAGATTTAGGTGTTAGTTTAGGTGATGCTAATGGTAACATTCGTAGTACTGATGACTTATTACCAGAAATATTATCAGCACTCGCCGCTATTCCAGATCCAGCAACAAGAGCCGCTACGGCAGTTGAACTATTAGGTAAGTCTGCTAACAAGATTGATTGGAGTAAAGTTACTGCTGGTCGTGATTTAATTAAAGATGCAGAAATTAAAGCACTCGGTGATTATCGTAATGAGATTGACAAACTTGCAAATAGTATTGAAACAAATTTAATTAGTGCATTTGGTAAATTAGCACAAGCAATAAACAAAACATTCAGTGGTCCTAGTACTACAATGGAGAAATTTAAAGCTGGATTGTACAGTATGTTGCCCGGTGATCTAGGTAAAGGTGGCATCGAAGGCATTAAAGGTGATATTCGAGCACGAATGGAAACTGATGCTGAATCACAAAGATTAGCGGCAAGAGCAAACGCCGCAACAGCAGGCAAGGGATCAGTTGCTGGTACAGGTAATTTAAAAAGGACAGACGCTGAAAATCAAGCAGTGGCTAATGCAGAAGCACAAACAGCGGCAATGCAAAAAACTAACGACCTGCAAAACAAATACGCAACTAGTCTAAACGCTACATTAGGTATGCAACAGCAAGCT